CCGCAACGGCGAGACGCTTACCTTCCCGATGGTGCACGGAAAGCCGACCGAGTTCCCGTTTACCGATCCGGCGTCTTCGCAGTTCGCCATGAACATCTGGGGAGGCAGTCATAACTTCCTTCCCCTTCTGGGCAACGGTCCGCTCGGCGGGCGATACTGCGCGCTCTGGGAGTAGGAGATGGCCCCTACAGCAACTCCCTACGACGGGAGCACGCACGTCGATGCCGAACTCGATGCTCCCGAGAAGAAGGTCGGTGGCGTCGGTGGAGGGAAAGGCCGTCCGATGGAGGGCAAGATGTTCCCGAGAGGGACCGGCAAATGAGAGGAGGTGACGAATGGGAGTTCTGGACCGTTTGCAGCACGCCTGGAACGCGTTCACCTCGACCGATCAGTGGTCGGACGCGGGCGCGTACGGGCAATACTGGTCGATAGGTGGCCGTCCGGATCGCAACCGATACAGCATCGGGAACGAACGTTCGATCATCTCCTCGATCTACACGCGGATGTCCATCGACTGCGCTGCGGTCGAGATCCGTCACGTGCGGACCGACGATCAGGACCGGTATCTGGAGGACATGGATTCGGGGCTCAACAACTGCCTGACCCTCGAGGCCAACGTCGACCAGGCGGCCGAGCATTTCCGTCGGGACATCGTCACCACTCTCTTCGACAGAGGAGTTGCTGCGATCGTTCCGGTGGATACGACGTTCTCACCGATCAGCACCGGCGGATACGACATCCTGACGATGCGGGTCGGCGAGATCGTGATGTGGTATCCACAGCACATCCGGGTTCTCCTCTACAACGAGAAGACCGGGTTGAGGGAAGAGATCACGCTTCCCAAGAAGTCTGTGGCCATCGTCGAGAATCCTCTGTATTCGGTGATGAACGAGCCGAATTCGACTCTTCAGCGCCTGCAAAGGAAGCTCAACCTTCTCGATGGTGCCGATGAGCTGTCGGCATCGGGGAAGCTCGATCTCATCATCCAGCTTCCCTACGTGATCAAGTCGGAGTCCAGGAGGAAGCAGGCGGAACAGCGGCGCAAGGACATCGAGTGGCAGCTCAAGGGGAGCCAGTACGGCATCGCCTACTCGGACGCCACCGAGAAGATCACGCAGCTGAACCGGCCAGCCGAGAACAACCTCCTGGCCCAGGTCGAGATGCTGACCAACCTGCTCTACGTCCAGCTGGGCATCACTCCAGAGGTGATGAACGGCACGGCCGACGAGAAGACCATGCTCAACTACATGGGCCGGACGGTGGAGCCGATCATCAACGCCATCGTCGAGTCGATGCGACGGAGATTCCTGACCAAGACGGCCAGGACTCAGAAGCAGAACATCATGTTCTTCGCCAATCGACTCAAGCTCATCCCGATCGGCGGCGAAGGCGGAATCGCGGACATCGCCGACAAGTTCACCCGCAACGAGATCGCGTCTTCGAACGAGATCCGGCAGATCATCGGCTGGAAGCCTTCGAAGGAGAAGAAGGCGGATCAGCTGGTCAACTCCAACATGCCGCAAGCTGATACGGGAGTTCCACCTCCCAATGGGAACGGAGTGGTGGACTCAACGGCGGAAGAGATCGACGAGAAGCAGAAAGCTCTTCCCGTCTCAACCAACGGCTGAGAGCCGAAGATCCAAAGTCGAAAGGATAGGTCAAAATGGGAGCAGAGTCCCACGTGGTCTTCGGTGACCTCTCGCCGGAGAACAGTCTGATGCACTCAGACGGAGGGACCGCCGTCATGGTCAAGCCGGACTTCAGCGGCTGGGCCTCGAAGGCGAACCTGAAGTGCTCGGACGGACGCACGATCCTTCCCGGTGCCTTCGAGCACCAGGACAAGCAGAAGGTGCCGCTGGTCTGGCAGCATGGGCACGACGAGCCGGGCAACATCCTGGGTCACGCGATCCTCGAGAACCGGCCCGAGGGTGTCTACTGCTTCGGCTACTTCAACGACACCGACGACGCCAAGGCCGCGAAGGCGGCCGTCGAGCACAAGGACATCGACAGCCTGTCGATCTTCGCCAACCGGCTGGTCGAGAAGGCGAAGCAGGTCTCCCACGGCATCATCCGGGAGGTCTCGCTCGTCCTCGCTCGTGCCAACCCCGGCGCGATGATCGACAACATCGAGCTCCAGCACAGCGATGGCGAGCTCGTCACCATCGAGGACGAGGCCATCATCTTCACCGGCGAGAAGCTGCGGCACGGTGACGAGCTGGAGGAGCCCTCCGAGAACGGTGGCTCCGAGGACGGCACGACTGTCCAGGAGATCTACGACGCGTTCTCACCCGAGCAGAAGGAGGTCGTCCACTTCATGGTGGGGGCCGCGCTCGAGCACAGCGAGACCCCTGCGCTGCCGGAGAAGAACGGCAACGGCACGGCAACCCACAGCGACAACGAGGAGGCCACCCGCACCATGTCACGGAACGTCTTCGAGGAGCAGAACCGCTCCAAGACGCCCGACCAGCACGTGCTGTCCCATGACGACATGCGCAGCATCGCTGCGGACGCCGTGCAGATGGGCTCGCTCAAGCGGGCACTCGAGGCCCACGCGCTCGCGCACGGCATCGACAACCTCGAGGTCCTCTTCCCGGACGCCAAGGCGGTCTCCGAGCGCCCGGAGTTCGACTCGCGCCGGATGGAGTGGGTCAAGTCCGTCATCAACGGCACGCGCCACTCGCCGTTCAGCCGGATCAAGTCCCTGGTCGCGGACATCACGCAGGACGAGGCCCGCGCGCGCGGCTACATCAAGGGCCACTTCAAGAAGGAGGAGTGGTTCGGCCTCACGTCGCGGGTCACCACGCCCACCACGGTCTACAAGAAGCAGAAGCTGGACCGCGACGACATCATCGACATCGTCGACCTCGATGTCGTGGCCTGGATGAAGGCCGAGATGCGGATCATGCTCGACGAGGAGCTGGCCCGCGCGGTCCTGGTCGGTGACGGCCGTGACGTCGACGACGAGGACAAGATCCGCGACCCATCCGGCGCCACCGAGGGAGCGGGCATCCGCTCGATCCTCAACGATCACGACCTGTACGCCGCGAAGGTGTTCGTCAACATCGACGACGCCAACTCGAACCCCTCGGAGATCGTCGACGCGATCATCCTCAACATGGGGCTCTACAAGGGCTCGGGATCGCCGACGTTCTACACGACGCTTCCGATGGTCACGAAGCTGCTGCTGGCCAAGGACACCCTCGGTCGGCGGCTGTATCGGAACGTCTCCGAGCTGGCCTCGGAGCTGCAGGTCTCGTCGATCCAGACGGTCGAGGTGCTCGAGGGCTATCCCGATCTGGTCGGGATCATCGTCAACCTGACCGACTACACGCTCGGCGCCGACAAGGGCGGAGACGTCGCGATGTTCGACGACTTCGACATCGACTACAACCAGTACAAGTACCTGCTGGAGACTCGCCTGTCCGGAGCGCTGACCAAGATCCGGTCGGCGATCGTGGTCGGCAAGGTCGGCGCCAGCGACACGGTCCGGGTCCCGACGGAGCCGACGTACGACCCATCGACCGGCGAGGTGGACGTGCCCAGCATGACCGGCGTCTCGTACCGCCGCGAGGACGACGGCAGCGTCGTCTCGGGCACGACGATCACGCTCGACGACGGCGAGTCCGTCACGATCGTCGCGGTCCCGACCGCGGGCAACTACTTCGCCTCCTCGGCGAACACCCGCTGGTCGTACATCAAGCGCGGTGGCCCGACCGGCCGGGACGCGTGGAACCCGGACGCGGGCGGAACCGCGCCGTAGGCCATGCGCTTCCACGGTAATGTCGGGTTCGGCGAGACCGTGGAAACCTCGCCGGGTGTGTGGGAAGACGTCATCGTTGTTCACGAATTCTTCGGTGACGTGACACGTGCTGCACGGAAGTTGGCTGAGGGAGAGGACCTGAACCAGGATCTCTCTCTCACCAACACCATCAACATCGTGGCGAATGCTTACGCTGCTGAGCATTTCTTCGAGGTCCGATACGTGGAGTGGCAAGGGGTTCGCTGGACCGTCACTGATGTGGAGATCCAGCGTCCCCGGCTGCTCCTTCGTCTGGGGGAGGTGTACAATGGACCGACGGCTTGAGCTGCAGTCGATTTTCGAGCTCATCGTCACCAACGTGTACTTCCAGCCGCCGCAGAACTTCCAACTCATCTATCCGTGCATCATCTATGAACGGGATGGAGGTGAAGCGAAGCACGCAGACAACGTCTCGTACCGTCGCACCAAGCGGTACCAGGTAACGGTCATCGACCGTAATCCCGACAGCGAACTGCCAGACAGGGTGGAAGAGCTGCCTCTGTGCAGATTCGACCGATTCTTCACGGCAGACAGCCTCAACCATCACGTGTTCAACCTCTTCTTCTGAAAGGATCAAGCGCATGGCACCACTGACCTGGGATCAGGTCGGAGAGCGGCTGTACGAGACCGGCGTCGACCACGGCGTGCTCTACATCCCCGACGAGACCGGTGTCTACGACTCCGGCTTCGCCTGGAATGGTCTCACCACCGTCAGCGAGTCCCCGTCTGGCGCCGAGGCCAACGCCCAGTACGCGGACAACATCAAGTACCTCAACCTGCTGTCGGCCGAGGACTTCGGCGGCACGATCGAGGCCCTCACCTACCCGGACGAGTTCGGCCAGTGCGACGGCACGGCCGAGGTCAAGCCGGGTGTCCAGATCGGCCAGCAGGGCCGGAAGTCGTTCGGCCTGTCGTACCGGACCCGGCTGGGCAACGACGTCGAGGGCGTGGACCACGGCTACAAGCTCCACCTCCTCTACGGGCTGCTGGCAGCCCCGTCCGAGAAGGCCTACGCCACGATCAATGACTCGCCGGAGGCGATCACGTTCTCGTGGGAGGTCTCCTCGACGCCGGTGCCGGTGACCGGGTACAGGCCGACGGCGCTCCTGATCGTCGACTCGACCACGGTCGACGCCGCGGCGCTCTCGGATCTCGAGGACCTGCTCTACGGCGGGGCCTCCACCGAGGCCAGCTTGCCGACCCCGGACGAGGTCATCGCGCTGGTCGGCCCGTAGTCAGCTGAAAGGACAGGGAATGCTCACTATAACGATTGGAGGGACCGAGTCGTTCGACGAAGGCACTCAGACCTTTGTCATCACCGGCGGCCGGAAAGTCCATCTTGAGCATTCCCTGCTCAGCCTGTCAAAATGGGAGTCAAAACACGAGAAGCCCTTTCTTGGCAAGGATGCGAAGACATCGGAAGAGATCATCTCCTACGTGGAGTGCATGCTCTTGGACGATGAAACTCCGGAGGACATTCTCCACAGACTCTCTGAAGAGAACTTCAAGCAGATCAACGAGTACATCGACGCCAAGATGACTGCCACCTGGTTCAGCGAGCAGCCGGGTGAGCCGAAGTCCACTCAAGTCATCACGGCCGAGCTCGTCTACTACTGGATGACAGGATACAACATCCCCTGGGAAGCCCAGACCTGGCATCTCAACCGGCTGTTCACCCTCATCCGGATCTTCAGCATCAAATCGGAGAAGCCGAAGAAGATGAGCAAGGCCGAGATTGCTCGCAGGAACCGTGAACTCAATGCCCAGAGGAAGCGTCAGCTGGGCACGACAGGCTGAAAGGAGGCCGCATGACCGCCCTGGTTTGGGACCAGGTGGGCGAACGTCGTTTCGAGACCGGAATCGATCGCGGCGTCCTGTATCTCCCCGATGTCGCCGTCCCCTGGAACGGTCTG